AGCCCAAGCACGACCAGCACAGCCACGCTTCTGACGCGTTTAGGTACTTGGCCCTTGCTGCGCGACCGCTGGTGGGAAAATCGAAACCTGATGAGAGCCGGCCCATACGGAACATCGGCGGGGCGCACTATGCGTTCAGTCTCGAGGACATCTGGGACACGGGCCCGCAGGCCACGACGCAAAGGATTGGGTGATGGACGAAGGCAAGATCGTCAGCGCGAGTGACTTCGACGCGAGCCCGGTGGGGTTGGCGCAGCGTTGGGGCACTGAGATCGAGGCTGCGGGCCAGGAGCTGACCAAGTTCCACGACGAATCCAGGCGCATCGTGCAGCGCTACCTCGACAAGCGTGACGCCTACGGCAAGGACGAGAGCAAGGTCAACCTGTTCTGGTCCACGATGAAGGTGCTGCTGTCCATGCTGTACGCGCGGCCGCCCAAGGCTGACGTCAGCAGGACGTTCCAGGACTACGACGACGACGTCGCTCGCGTGGCCGGGACGATGCTGCAGCGGATCCTGAACCGCGGCTTCGATGACAACACCTCCACCTGGGACGCCAACGTGCGCCAGGGCATTGAGGACTGGCTGGTGGTGGGGCTGGGGCAGATCTGGCTGCGCTACGAGGTCGAGACGGAGCCGTACACCATTGAAGCGGTGCTGGACCCGCTGACGGGCGCTGAACTGGTGCCTGCGCAGGAGGCTGAGCGCATCGTTGAGGAGGACGCCTGCTGCGACTACATCTACTGGGAAGACTTCTACTGGTCCCCGGCCAGGACGTGGCCCGAGGTGCGGTGGGTGGCCCGGCGCGTCTACATGACGAAGGACCAGCTGGTCGAGCGCTTTGGCGAGGAGATCGCCGCGGTGGTGCCGCTGGGCATGCCGCAGTCCAAGAAGAACGTCAACGACCAGGCGGTGAAGTACGACCCGTGGTCGAAGGCTGAGGTTTTTGAGATCTGGTGCAAGGAAGAGCGCAAGGTCTACTGGTACGCCAAGGGCTCGGACGTCATTCTGGACGTCAAGGACGACCCGCTGCAGCTGGACGGGTTCTTCCCGTGCCCCAAGCCGGTGGCGGCCAACGTCACCAGCTCCAACTTCCTGCCGCGCGCCGACTACGTGTTCGCGCAGGATCAGTTCAACGAGCTGGACGAGATCAACACCCGCATCACCTGGCTGACACGCGCGGCCAAGGTGGTGGGCGTGTACGACCGCTCGGCCGAGGGCATCCAGCGGGTGTTCCAGCAGGGCGCTGAGAACCAGCTGATCCCGGTGGACAACTGGGCGCTGTTCGCTGAGCGGGGTGGCATCAAGGGCCAGGTGGACTGGATTCCGATTGACCAGGTCACCAACGCCATTGAGCGCCTGCGCCAGTACCGCCAGGACAAGGTGATGCAGATCTACGAGGTGCTGGGCATCTCGGACATCATGCGCGGCAGCTCCAAGGCGAGCGAGACGGCCGCGGCGCAGCAGATCAAGGCGCAGTTTGGCTCCACGCGCATCCAGCTGATGCAGTTCTACATCGCAGACTGGATTTCGCAGGCTTTGCGCATCAAGGCCGAGATCATCTGCAAGCACTGGCAGCCTGAGACGATCGTGCGGCGCTCTAACATCGAGCGCACGCCAGACGCGCAGTTGGCGGGGCAGGCCATTCAGCTCCTCAAGGACGAGGAGATGGCCGAGTACCGCATCACCATTGAGGCTGACTCGATGGCGGCGCTGGACTGGGCTGCCGAGCGCGACGCCGCGGTGCAGTTCATGCAGGGCCTGGGGGCGTTCATCAGCCAGACGGCGCCCATGGCGCAGCAGGTGCCCGAGGCCGGGCCGTACCTGCTGCGGATGATGCAGTGGGCCGTCAGCAAGTTCCGCGTCAGCAGCCAGATCGAGTCCATCCTCGACCAAGCCGCCTCGGGCATGCAGCAGCAGCTCATGCAGCCCAAGCAGCCTCCTCAGCCGGCGCCTGACGTCATGGTCAAGGCGCAGATCGAGCAGGAGAAGATCCAGAGCAACGAGCGCATCGCGGCCATGGAGGCGGCCAAGGACAAGGAAATCGCCGCTTTGAAGGCCACGGTTGACCTGCAGAAGGTCGAGATGCAGGCCAAGTTCGACCAGATGGCGGCGCAGTTCGAGCAGATCCAGCAGCTGATGACGCTGCAGCAGCCGGCCACGCAGATTGAGGGCTTGGCTGGGGCGGTGCAAGACCTCTCCAACCGGCATGCCGAGGGCCAGACAGCGCAGATGCAGCAAATGCAGGCGCTGATGGACCGCTTGAGCAGGCCCAAGAAGCGGGTGCCCATGCGTGACGCCAACGGCGACATCGTGGAGGTGCGCGAGGTGGACGACGACGAGATGCCGGCGCTGGCTGGGGCGGCAAACCTGCCCCCGGCCATGGGCCCGCGGCCGGCGTTGCCTCAGATGCCGCCCGTAGGAGGGATGCCTGGTGTCTGAACTTCAGGGACAAGTTGGTGAGCTGCGGCTGACGCTGCAGATCACACGCGCTGAGACTGGCAAGACCGAGACGGTGGAGCTGGTCGGGTTTGTGGACGAAGAGAAGTTGAAGGAATTGCAGCATGGCAGTAACCCACAGCACGGCAGCGCGCAATGCAGCGACTGATGCCGTAACCGCCCTCATCGGCGCCAGCGGCAAGCTGGTGTTCCGTCTTGCTGGCACCGTCAGCGCCCCTGGCACTGCGGTAGCCACCCTGAGTCTGAGTGCCACCGCGTTTGCTGCGGCAGTCACCGGCACCGCCACGGCTAACGCCATCACCAGCGACACCAACGCCACGGGCAACGCGTCTGCGGTGGCCACGGCCACGCTGCAGACGTCGGGCGGCACGGTGGTGATCCACTGCGCGGTGGCTGCGAGCGCCAGCGACATCAACATGACCAACGGCCTGACGGTGGCCGCGGGTGACACGGTGTCCTGCAGCTCCCTGACCTACACCGCCTTGAGCGCGTGAGCCTCACCATCGGCCCGAGCGACATCGGCACGCGGCGCACTGACGCCGATGTGGTCGATGGCGTGGTGCAGTTCGCTGCCGTGGTCGATACGGGCAACGGCCAAGGCTACGTTCAGGTTCACACCGACTGGCAGACACCGGCAACGCTGCGTGCTTACGCAGCAATGATCAACGCAGCCGCTGACTGGCTGGAGGCAAACTGATGGCAATCACCACACTCGACGGGCTCATTGCTGCTGCCAAGCAGCGGGTGCCGATCAAGAAAACGACCACCCGCACCACGGTGGCCAACGGCTGGCTCAGCCTGTTCGACATCGCGGGCGATCCAGGCGCAGGCACATTGGCCGGAACCAGCACGACGACGGGTGTGGTGCCGGATGACACTACGGCGGGCGTGCCACTGCTCACCGCGTTTGGCGGTGGCAACTTAGGCTACCTGATGAACGTCGAGTTCGCCTCGACGGTGGCCTGCCGCCTGATGATCTACGACATGCTGTGGAAGGGCGGCGCGTATGCCTTTAACGCCAGCACCACAGGCCAGACGCCGGCCAGCTACAGCGCTCGCGTGCCAGGCGGCACCGACTTCACCAACACCGAGATCTGGGTCGACTAGGTGACGGCGGCCACCAACAACCAGGCCGTGAACGTCACTTATACCAACCAATCGGGCACTGGTAGCCGCTCAACGGGCGCAGTGGGCATCGGTGCCGCACCGACCGTGGGCCCGATGTGGCAGCTCCCGCTGCAGGCCGGAGACACCGGGGTGCAGGGCGTCACAGGCGTGGTGGGTACAGTGGCTACTGCTGGCACGTTCAACGTGCTGGTGATTCGTCCGCTGTGGACAGGCCGGGTGATCGCGGCTAACTTTGGTGACCTGCACGACTATATGCGGGTTGGCCTGCCGCGAGTGTTTGACACCTCGGCCCTGTGCGTCTGCGTCAACGCTGACGGCACTTCCAGCGGCCTGCCTGAGCTGATGCTGACAATCGCCAACGGGTAAGTCATGGCCGCGCCCAACCTCGGCCAAGGCATTGACCGGGGCAACTACCGGCGCCGCAACGGCATCACGCCGCCTGCGGTTCAGGGCAAAGCTGCGGGTGCGGTAGCCGAGACAGTCTTTTTCGGCACCGCCACTGCATCTGTCACGCACGCCACGACGGGCGTGCTGGTCGCAGACATTGGCTCGATTGTTGGCTCGGCGGCCAGAGCGGGCGGCGCAGTCACGCATGCCACCACCGGCGCACTGACAGGCCAGGGCTCGACGGTTGCGGGCACTTCGGCGCGAACCAGGCAGTTCGCCACCAGCGGTGCACTGACAGGCCAAGGTTCCACGCTTGCCGGCAGCGCCCGGCACAACATCCCGCACCCCGCCACGGGCACCCTGACGGGTCCTGGATCGTCTCTGGCGGGCTCTGCGGCCCGTCTGCGCGCCCTTGCAACGTCGGGTGGCCTGGTGGGCCCGGGCACAACCCTGGCGGGCTCTGCGGCTCGCGTTGGCGCTGCGGTCACGCATGCGGCCACAGGAGGCCTGGAGGGCCCTGGCGCACTGATAGCCGGCGAGGCCAGCCGCACATCGCCGCAGCCCGTGCTGCCGGCTGGTGGCGGTGGATCTGGCCCCTGGAGCAAGAAGGAGCTGCGCAAGCGCGACAGCAAGCTTGAGCAGGAGCGCCAGGAGCGCGAGAAGCTGCGCCAGCTGGTGGCGCAGGCCATCGAGCCCGTCAAAGCGGCCGCGCCCGAGACGGTGCAGGTGGTCACCTCGGCCAAGGGCGGCGTGTCTTTGCTGCCCAGCACGGGCCCTGTGGTGGCAATGCCAGAGGTGCCGCAGTTCGATGCCGCCGCGGTGGCTCGAGAGGTCCAGCGGGCGCTGCAGGAGGCCGGTATTGCGGTGCAACGAGTGCGCCAGGCGCAGGCCCGGCAGGCTGCGGCTGAGGCCCTGGAGGCCGCAAAGCGCGAAAATGAGCGTAGGTTGCGAAAACGCCGACGCGATGAAGAAATCCTACTGTTGATGTGAGGCTTGCATGGCCCTGTTCAGAGTTTCCANNAGTTCGATGCTGCGGGCAATGAGGCCAGCGACCAGTACGGCGCTGGCATTCGGTTCACGCAGGGCGGCAACGCTCGCGTCACGACGGCATCACCAACGAACTACAACCATGGCATCCCGATGTCCAGCACGG